ACAAAGCTACATTTGCTAAGAAAATGAACGCCGCAACAGGAACTTTTATATTTGAATTTGATGCAGCTGTTGATTATAATGACCCATCTACAATAGTATCAAGTTTTAATAAAAATACTTTTGCAAGTAAAGTTTTAGGGGTTGCAGGTACATATGAATTTACGTATGCAACAGATGGTTGGTATATAGGAAGTGAACAAGTTTCTTTATCTCAATATGGGTTTACATTAAATTCAACTACACTTACAGATGGAATGAAAATTACAGTTTATTATACTGCTAATAATTGGAAATACGGTCAAGATGTAGTTGCATTATATCAATATGGAATTATTACAACAGGTAGAGAAAAACCTGGAGATACAATTACAATTAATTATACAGCAAACAATTGGATGCTAGATAGCAATATTGTAACATTATCAAATTATGGTATTTCTATCACAAATGGAGCTGCCGCAATTAATGATAACATTCAAGTTATATATCAAGCAGAAGAAGTTGGAGTTATTCAAATAGCAAATCCAACTCACTTATTGTCAATAGGAATGAATCAATTTAATAAAAGAGGTAGTCAAATATTATCTAACAGCGGTATTGATGGTAATGGCGCAATTGGAACAGTTAATGACCACTATGTTATTTGGTTTAAATGTTTAGGTGGACATACTTATACTATTTATGATAAAAATGAAGGTAGTATAGTTCAAGCTGCATATAGTGCTGAACCTATTGCAAGTTATTCAACAGGATTAACAATTTTAACACCTGTAACAACTTCATCAGAAGGTAAGGCAGTAACTTCAACTACTACAAAAACTTATTACCAAACAACTAATGATGGATATATGGCTATTGAAACTACTGATATTGAAGACTTATGTTGTCATTTAACTTGGTCAGGAACTGAAGATGAAACATATTCAAATTATTGGGAGTTTAAATTAGTAATTCCATATGAAGATAAAAATGGAAATAAAATTTCTACTTATGGATTACCTCAATTAGATAATAATGTATTTGATGAAATAGATTTAGAAAATAATAAATATTATGTTAGAGTTGGTAGAGTTGAAAATACAACTACTAATTTATCAAATATTAGCGCTCAAACATCTAATTATATATATGATAATAATTGGATTTATTATGAATTATCTAATGAAAGAGTTTATGAATTAAGAGAAAGAGAAGATATATATCCTTGTGCGGACTTCGGTACAGAAGAATTCTTAGGAAGCACATTAGAATTATCTCCTACAATAATTTATCAAAATAACTTAAAAGATAAATTAAGAAGAGATGTTGAAGTTTTAGCAAATAAAGTTAATGATATATCAGGTATTAGTGGTGATAATGCTGAAACAAAATATACAAGTGTAAAAGCAGTTAATAAAGTAGCTAACAATATTTATACTATGTTAGGTTTAGCTGTTAATACTTATAATTCTGGATTAGTTTATTCAGCAGGAGATTATGTTGTTTATAATAATGAATTATATAAATGTGTTACATCTGCATCAAATGTTGGAAGTTTAGACTCATTAACGCCAACAGATATTTCTTATGACTCATCTTCTACTATAATTAGTTCAATTAATAAAGAAACATTTGTAGCTGCGAATTTCATTCAAACGCATGGTCTTGGAGAATATACTTTTGAACGTTATAGTTATACAACACCTGGAGGAAATACTCTCTATGATTCAAGAATAACTGCACCAGATGGAGCAAAAATAGAATATGATGCTGCATCAGATTTAGGAATAACAACAAGCGGACCTACAGGAAAAGAGAATATCATAGTTACTAATGGTTATTGGACTAAATCTTATTTATTTAAAGCTTAATAAGGAGAGGGAGGCAGCTCCTTCTCCTTTCTTTTAGTATATAGAGATAAAAGGAGGATATATATGAAATTAAATATAAAACGTTTTGCTTCTGGTGGAGACGATGAACTATATCCTAATTATAGTTATGATTATACTCCAAATGGTTATATACGTACTGCTACTGTAACTATTGTTTGTGAATATGATATTTCAAGTATATTTTTAGTCCAAGGTGGAGATGAAGTTAACGATACTGAAAATTGGATAATAACAGAAGATTTTTATGGAAGACCTTGTGCTAAACATTATTTTCACGAACCTGTTGATGCGACTTATAATATTTATTGTGAAAATAATGAAACACCTTTTTCTGTTAATGTTTATATTGCAAATGATTTTCAACCTGAAAGCGAACAATACCCTTTAGAAATTAATGGTGATATAAAAATTGCTAAAACAACAATGAAATTAAAAGATGTTGTAAATTCTATTCATAATATAGCAGACATTATTTATCCTGTAGGAAGTGTTTATATTAGTACTACTACAACTGATCCTAAAGATCTTTTTGGAGGAACGTGGGAAAAAATTGCAACAGGAAGATGTTTATGGGGAGCAGATAATGATAATGAACTTGGCACAACTATAAATTCTGGTTTACCAAATATTACTGGTTATATTGATCCACGATGGAATGATTCTAGCGGTGGCGGTATTATGATGGTAGCTCAAAATAATGGAGCTTTATATAATGAGCGACCAAGTAGTCATGGATATTGGTGGGCTGCAACCACTTCTTCAGGAGCAGCTGGAGTTAATACACAATATAAAACAAGAATAAGTTTTAATGCAAAAAATTCAAATTCTATCTATGGTAATTCTACAATAGTTCAACCACCTGCATATAAAGTTTATATGTGGAGAAGGACTGCATAGGGGGTGGAAATATGATTATTAATACAGATTTAATTTATCCAATAGGAGCAATCTATTTATCAGTTTCCGCAACTAATCCAGCAATTCTTTTTGGCGGAAAATGGGAAGCTATAAATAGTAGATTTTTAATTGGGACAGGTACAGCGACAGGCGAAGGTGGAGAAACTTATAATTTTACAGCTGGAGCAACTGGAGGAGAGTATAGTCACAAGTTAGTAACATCAGAGATACCCGCACACAAACATCAAATAAAAACTAATAATGATGATTTCAATAATTCTTCAGGCGGAGGTAATTATGGAACAACCCATGATGGAGCAAATGGGTGGTATAATGCAAATTGGTATACAGAAAATGCTGGTGGCGATGGCTATCATAATAATCTCCCACCATTTTTAGTAGTTTATATGTGGAAGAGGGTGGCTTAGAAATGAAAAAATTAAATATAAAAAGATTTGCATCAGCAGAACCAGATACTTTTGAAATGTATACTCATTATATAGAAAATTATGATACTTTTGGAAATTGTACTAGTGTTACTGTTTCTACTATTGCAAGTTTAGATATTGTACAAATAACAAGAAATGGAGTAGATGTTTCTAGCGAATGGAGTAATATTCCAAGTCCATATATTTCTAAAGAATATACATCAAATATAACTGAAACACTTACTTTTTATGGTAGTAATGGACAAGAATATACTGAAACTATTGATATTATATCAGTAGAAACTAATCCTACAATACCACCAGAATTCTATGCTTCAGATGCTAATATAAAAATTAATTCAGATGTAAAAATAGGAAAAATGTCTTTAAAAGAAATAGACGATACAGTTAGTGCTTTATTCGATTTAATTTATCCTGTAGGTTCTATTTATTATACAAATAATGCTAATTTTAGTCCTAATGTAAGTTTTAATGGAACATGGGAACAAATTAAAGATGTGTTCTTACTTGCGGCAGGAGATACTTATGTTGGCGGAACTAGCGGCGGAGCTGCAACAGTGCAATTAACTGTAAACCAATTACCAAAAGTTAGCGGTTCTTGGAGTATCCATGCTCAAGAAGGAGGAACTGAATGGTATGGTAAAAGCGGTTATGCAACAGGAACGGTTCATAATGGGTATAGAACATTAATAAATCAAGGAACTAGTGGCGGGGCCACTTCTCTTCAAAATCCTGGTTTTGCTTTTGGTAATAATGAATCACACAATAATATGCCACCTTATATTGTAGTTTATGTATGGAAGAGGGTGTCATAATGAAAGAAAAAAGAATAAAATTAAATATAAATAGATTTGCTTCTGGAGGAGAAGAGGAAGAAACTATTCAATACTCTGTTCCTACAAGAATTAAAATTAATCCAGATGTAATATACCCTGTAGGTTCTATATATATAAACAATAATAATGCAGATCCCTCAATAAATTTTGGAGGAAAATGGGTTCTAAACCGCGCTACCGCAGGAGGAGAGCTAATTGCATATGGTATGGTAGGAACAAATTCAACAGGTAGTGAAATTAGTAATGGCGGATATGTAGGATTTAGCGATAGTAAAGTAGGCTCAAAAGCTTATGAAGTAGAAAATTATATCGCAGGAATTTTAGCTGGAGATAGTGGATGTTTAAAAGTCCAAACGAAAGGCGTTGTAGGTTTTGTTAAAGCTATGATGTTCGTTTCTGGTAATGGAGGATCTGGAACCGTTGGACATTGGTTTAATGGGAATTCAAATACTCTACCCACTGGAGTTACTTTAATGACTCCTGGAGGAAGATATCCATTATTAACATCTGCGCAAGGAGGAAACTACGGCGGAAACGCTTGCCAATATTATTATAAAGTATCAACAAATGATGATGTTAGTTTTTATGTAAATCCAAAATTTTCAGCTTATGGTGGACCTTTTACACCTTCAAATGGTGGTGTAGGATGTTGGTTACAAGTAGAGGTTTATGCAAAACCAGGATATTATATTTGGGAAAGGGTAGAGTAAGGTGATAAATATGAAAATTAATGTAGATTTTATATACCCTATTGGTTCAGTTTATATTACTGCTCAAGCTATTAATCCTGGAGTTTTATTTGGCGGAAAATGGGAACAAACTTGTAAAAGTAGATGTCTTATGGGAGCTGGATCGAATGTAGCAAATACAGATGATTCATGGGGCTTATATGCAGCGGGTGGTTATAATTTTACCGTTGGTAGTAGAGTTGGAGAAATTTCACATTTATTAACTCAAGCTGAGATGCCCGCACATACTCATAGCTCTGCTTATCGTCATATTGGAACAGATGATAGCAATTTCTCTGGTCATATAGATAATTCAGTAGAAGCTAATGACACAGGAACAGACAAACGTAAAGATCAATTAACCACAGGTTCTGCTGGAGGAAGTACAGCTCATAATAACTTACCTCCTACAGAAGTATATTATATATGGAAGAGGGTGTCTTAATGAAAAAACTAAATATTAAAAGATTTGCAGGCGAACCTGAAATTGAAGAACCTCTTACAATTTTTTCTGAAGATGCCAACATAAAAATTAATGAAGATTTAAAGATTGGCTCTAGTGGAATATCACTTTCAGAGTTTTTAACTATGAAAACTTTTTTTGATATATTTCACTTTGAAACTAAAACTTTTAGCGGAGCTACTTGGTTAAAAGTTTATTATACAAATAGTAAAAATGGAACCGTTTTATGGAAAGATGTAGATGAATTAGGTTGTTCTTTTCAAGCCTATAAATGGTCTATATTGGGAATGCTTCCTTACTTTTATAACAATACTTGGAAATATGAATTCTTATTAGAATATCCATCTTTAGGAAAATATAATAGATGGCGTCAAACAAGTAACCCATTATTAACAGATCAATCTGTTTCTGGTTATAGTGCAGTAGATATTTCTATGACACAAAATAATTGGGGTGGATTAGCATTATCAAGTACAAAAGGAACTTCAACAATTATAGATGGTTCTCCAGGTAATACAACTTGGTATTATGCAATAGGACAACAAGCTGCTTATCAAGGTGGAATTCCTGCTAATGATTCTAGTGTTCAAGAAGTTTATTTATGGGTTAGAATAGGTTAATATAAATGAGATGTGGAAACACATCTCTTTTTTTATTGGTCTAATATAGAAAATACAAATTAGTGTCTTTTTAAGTATTTTTAGAAGAGGGAATATTATAGGAGGAAAGGAGTTAAGA